TGCATATATCCGCAATTTTCGTAAGCACAGTCCCGGGCGGTACCCTTTTGCCGTATTCATAGTTTTGGTATGCAATATAAGAAATACCAAGCCTTTTAGCAAACTCTTTTTGAGAGACGGAGCCTCTGAGTTCTTTGAGCCTTTTACCTATATCAATATATTTTTCCATAAAAAATAATCGTATGTATTCTCCTCTTGACATCTACATACATTCGTATGTATACTCTCCTCATGCTGATTAAAGGAGGTAAAAAAATATATGAGCAACGGTTCATTTGTGTACACATGCCCTGACTGCAATAGGGATTTCATTGTAATGCCAGTGCCTACTGGAGGTTGTTCCATGGGCGAATACCTCAGTGTTTTTGAGACTGCTGTAAAAGCATATGCAAAAGATCGACAATTGCATAAAACACGCACTTGTCAGCATTTGAATATAGTTCACAGTGGTTGCCGCATTGACGGCCGCTAAAGGGACATTGTTTTTAGGCATAAGAAAATCCTCCTTTTATGGGGTGATGTATGAATAATGCGTTGATTCCGTTTAGATTTCAGGGCGTTAAACTCAAAGAGGCGTGCTGGCTTGAGGGCAAGCCGTATTTTACCCGAAAAGCTATAGGGGAGTGGCTGGAGTATGTTAAGCCACGCCCTGATGTAGCCATCGCAAAAATCGTTGACCGCAATCCTCACATCAGGCAGTTCGCAACTGTTACCAAATTGGTAACAGTTGAGGGTGGTAGAGAGGTGTCCAGAGACTTGGAAGTCTACGATCCTATCGGGCTTCAACTCATTATCAATAAATCCAACCAGCCCAAGGCTCTTGCCTTTCAGATCGCAGTTGCCCACATGGTTTTGGCCTATATGAAGGGCGAGCTTGTGCCTCTTACCTGCTTTGAGGGGCTTGAGGGCATTATGGGCATACCTCGCAGCAAGGGTATAAACAAGGCTGTAGAGAGGCTTGCAGAGGAAAGGGGTTGCACCAAGCAGACCATATACAGGCAGCTTGGCCGCCTGAAAGCGGGAGAGCCTGTATATAAGGAAAAGCAAGATGAGAAATCTAATATCCATTAAAGACGCCCCTCTGCCAAAAAAAATAAGAGCGCTGGGCGCTCTTAAAGGCATTAACTGGTTTGATGTCGCCCGTAAAGAGGGCGTTGACAGGACGGCTATATACAAGACTATAGACGGCAATATCAAATCCCATAGGCTTCGCAAGGCAATAGCCGACGCCCTCGGCGTGGCATATGAGGAACTCTGGGAAAAGGAGGCAGCGTAAATGGAATTCTGGCATTGCAAAGAGTTTGAAAGGCTTAGTTCAGGGCAATTTAAGAGCATTTGTTCTCCCTGTTATTATGCAGAGCAGATAAAAGCTTCTCAATCTTACCAAGACGAAAGCTTAAGTCTCGCAGTTCCCAATGAAAATCGGTCAGGCAGTCAGGCTTTAAACGGGACTGCTCACAATCAGGCTGATAGTTCCTGCAAAAGAAGGCGTTTTTACAGCCTGCAAACAGGAGAAATTCCCTTTTGTACGGCATTTGTAATGATGTATGCATAACGGACGGATACATAAAGGCGCCGCAGCACGGGCATTTAAGGTGATAATGCTGTTGGGCATGTGCTCTGGTGATTTCAGACCAGTCAATATGATCCTCCACCTCATAAGTCTCGGTGTAGCCGCAAAGGATACATCTAAAGTCCTCCGTATGCATATAGCAGCCTCCCTCTGTTTAAAATCTGCTCTTATTTTAAAGGGTTTTTCGGGGGAATTCAATGTCAAATAAGAGAAAACCGATTGACGACAGCCAGATGAGCATTTTTGCGTATCTCCGACCCGAGGCTCCTCCGTCTCCGGGCAGCATGAATATCAGCATCCGGATACGGCAGGCGGTCTCAAATGCGATCAGGAAGTCAGGCAAAGACAGAATAGACATCTGCGCTGAGATATATAAGCTCACTGGCATTGAAGTGCCTAAATCCACTCTTGATGGCTGGTCCGCAGAGAGCCGTGATCGTTCAAGCGATTTAATTGACCACAATGGCAATAAACGGTGGGGTATGCCTGTGGAGATCGCCCCAGCCTTCTGTCATATATGCGATGACTGGGAAGTCCTTTTTATACAGGCAGAAGCAGGCAATTACAAGGCATTGAAGGGCAAAGATGTTGTCAGGGCGAGGATGGGACTTTTGAAAGAGGAGATCACTAAAAAGGCGCATGAGCTTAAAGAACTTGAGAAAAAACTATTAGAGACAAGTGAGGAGTAGAGCTATGGAAAAGTTAAAAGTAGTTGAAGGTAAAAGGTTTTTAAATCGGGGACAAGGAGGGTCAAAAGTCCTTTCTCGGATTCGGCTTCTTCTTTTAAAGCTGTGGTTACGCATTCGATACGGCTGGAATACAGAAATATTAACTCAGGAGGAGTTTGTTTTAAGAGTTTCTCGACGCATTCAGGAGCTTTACAATCAAAAATATTCAATATCAAATGCCGAAGATCAGCCTTGTGTGTCTCAAGGAGCCTCAGCAGATGTTTATCCAGAAGCGTCATCTTATGGAAAGGAGTGAATTTTTCATAGAAATGAGGCGGAAAGAGGAGATCATGACAGAGATAGAGCCAGTTCAAAAAGATTTCTCTATGACTGAAGACGCCGGGCATGGGGAAATTATAGCACAGAACAGTCAAAACGGTGAGATGGATTTGACGGAAGGTTGCTGCCTTGTCCACCAATCATCGGCTATTGATGGACAGATTGCTGGACAAAAGACGGGATTGGTGGACAATTTTTCCGGTCAAAACGCCGAAAAACTGGCGATTGGTGGACAAGAAATCGGCCCCGAATGGCTGGATTTAGATGGGCTTTCGACTCTTACCGGAAAGAGCTACAGCGCATGTACAAAGGATGTTCAACGGGGTAAGTTTACGGTCATAAAATACGTCGAATCTCGCGGAGGCGCAGGTGGCAAAAGGCCGCTTATTCATATTACCGACCCATCAATTCCCCCTGCTGCTCAGGTCAAATGGATTCAAACAAACCCAGATGCGGCGAGGGACATGGCCGGGCATATAAAGGATAAGCTCGCTCCGCAGGCGCAGTGGGAGATAACAAAGCTGACTGCGCCTGTAGTAGCGGTGAGCAAGGAAATCCTTTTAAACGAACCAGCAAAGGAACGGCTTTCTACAAAGATAGAGCTTGTCCAAAAGGCGCTCTTTGTCCCGGCAGGATGGAAAAAGAGTAGGTGGGTTGAAAAGGTTGCGGAGGATGCAGGCCTTACAAAGCAATCGCTTTATCGGGACATCAAGATATACAAGGAAGGCGGCATAGAGGCTCTTGTAAAACCGAGAGAGAAAAAGGGTCCCACGGCATGGGATCCCGAGGCGCTGGAATACATGTCAGGCATTTATATTAAGGCAATCCGCGAGGGCGGAGATGCGTCAAAGGTCTTTGCATATCAAGCTGTAATTGCAAAGGCTAAAGAGACGGGCTGGAGGGTCGGCTCGTCAAGCTCTGCCTACGAGCATTTAGGCAAACTTAATGCCCTCCTTGAAAAATACGCACGGGGCGGCAACCGTGCATTGGATAATGTCTTTTACATCCTTCGTCAATATAAAGACCTTGAGCCTTTTGAGTGCATTGTTGGCGACCAGCACAGGTTTGATTTCTGGGTGCATGACAGGGAGCTTGACAGGGTTCTCAGGATGGAAGGCTATTTCTGGCTTGACCTCCGCACACGCGCTCCTTACGGCATCAGCATAGCTGATCGCTACAACTCTTACATGATAGGGCTTGCCATGCGAATGGGCATAAAGCACTGGGGCAAATTTCAGACCGCCTATACCGATAACGGCAAGCCTGAGACATCGAAATATACAAACTCCATACTCAATGATCTCCGCGCATACGGCATGCAGGAACTGGATATTTCAGAGCTTTACAAGACAAATGACGGATATGCAATCGAAGGAAACGAGGAATGCGAGGTTATTGATGTTGTCTCCACTTCGCAGGCATGGCACAGGCATGCGAGACCTTACAACGCAAAGGCAAAGCTCATAGAAAGGTTCTTCCAGACCATCGAGCGCATCCTTTTAGACCTCGGCGTTCCGGGTCTTGTCAGGGAATTGAAAGGCACATCAGAAGAAAAGGCTCTCTCGGATAAAAGACTAAAGAGGCTTAAAGAAGAAAACAAGCTTCTCACCCCCGAAGAATTCACGCTCAAGGTCTTTGATTCTATAGACATGTATCTTCACAGGCGGCACTCTGCGTTGAAAAGATCGCCCATGGATGAAATCCTTTATGCAGTGAAAAACGAAGGCTTCACGCCTCGGATGATGGTTGAATCAGAGCTTGACTTTGTGCTTATGGCAAGGGATACGAGGTCTGTAAACAGAGGCAGGATACATATCAACAATGAGCTTTACGAGGGCATAAGCCTCGACCACGGCCTATGGGATATAAAGGACGGCACGAGGGTGGAGGTTAGGTTCGACATATATGAAGACAATGTAATCGCAATCAGGCCTGACGGCGCTGCCGTGCAGCTCAGGCGTGTGCCTGAATCATCCATGAAAGATAAAAATCTCACATCAGAGCTCATGCAATGGAAGCGAGAGATGATAGCCAAGGTCAAAGAGCAATACAAAAAGCTCACCGCACCGATACCCGGCATCATCGAATACAGCGCTCACACAAAGGCTGCGCTGAATCTGAAAAAGGCGGTTAAGAAGGCCGAGCCTAAGATGACAGATCGGGAATACAGGGAAAGCGTTGACAGGATCGTAGCAGAATCGTCGCAGCCGGTAAGGCCAAAGCCGATGATGCTCAAGAGGCCTGTATTTACAGCGGAGCACGATTATTACAAGTGGTGTGTAGAGGCTGAGCTTAACGGCTATGCCCTGCCTGAGCAGGACATTAAATTCATGGGCGCGTATGAGGCAAAGATGGAAGAATCAGAGCGGATCCACTGGGAAGAATTCAGGAAGTTCTATCACTTAGATACAGAGGCAGTGAATGAAAGGAGGTGAGAAATAGGGCAGTTCAAGCGGTTCAAACAGTTTAAGCAGTTCAAAACAAAGGAGGTCATTGAATGAAGCTTAAAAAACTGATGGATGAAAATGGACTCATCAACGCCAAAGTCGCCAAACTCACAGGCTATGATGAGTCCACGATCAGCCTCTTGGTCAGAGGCAAATACAACGGCGATACCGCCAAGCTCGAAGCGGACATCATCTCAAAATTAGCAGAACACGGCTACAAAATGCAAGACGGCAGCAGGCTCACAGTTAGGCCCGATATTTTCATCATGACCGAAAATGTTAAACGGCTGAACTCTCTGTGCGATGAGCTGATAGACCCTGCCGGAGACCTCACATCGTCATTCGGCATCATTATCGGCAGGGCAGGCAGGGGCAAGTCCAAGGCATCTCTGCATTACGCGGTCAATAATCCCAACGCAGTATATGCGATATACATTGACGGGATGACATTGCCGAGCGTGGCAAGGAAGATCGCATACGAATTTTCAGGTCTGAAGCCTCATACATTTGAGGGGTGTCTTGAAATAATCGGCAAGGAGACCGCATCTCGCAGGCGGCTCGTGATCATTGACGAGGCAGACAAAATGCCGAAGAAGAGCATAGAGATGCTCAGGGGCGTCAACGAGCAATGCAGATGTCCGATAGTCCTTGTGGGCGAGGAAACGCTTACAAATACTGTAAGTCAGGAGAGACGGCTTAAAAGCAGAGTCAGGCAGACGGTAATTTTCGATGAAGTTACAGTGCCTGATGTCTCGGCTTTTTACCGCATGGCAGTGAGGCTTGAGCTTGACGCCGAGTGCGCAAGGGCATTATGGAAACGCTCGGAAGGCGACTTCAGGATAGTCGTTCGGGATGCGCTTTCGATCATAAGAGTCATGAACGCAAGCAAACTGCAGACACTGACGATGGATGTGGTAAAGGCGCTATGAACAAAGGGGTAGCGCAGGCAATAAGAGAGTATCTGCGGAAAAAAGGCAGATGCAGCCTTTCTGAACTAAGAGCCGACATGCCTTATGACAACGCTGCAATTCGCGATGCCCTGAAGGACTTCCTGAAGAGAGGAGAGATACGGAAGCTTGAGTCTCCAGATACGATTTACGAATATGTAGGCAGGAAAGAGACAATAACAAAGTCCGATAGGGTGTGGAGGGCGATGCGGTATCTGCCGGTCTTTAGCGCAAATGAAATCGCAATGCTCGCAAAAGTCGAAACAGAGTATGTAACCGACATTATCAAGAGATATAAAAATGCCGGATATGTCGCTAAGGCAGGGCAGAGAAAGCGGAAACATAGAGGCGGGCTTGAGATGCTCTACACACTGCTGAATAGAGACCTGCGTGAACGCCCGATACTGAGACAGGGACAGTCCCGAATCTATGACTCCTTCGGAGTCCGTAATTCTGGGACAGTCCCCTCGGAGGAATGAACTTGGGTAAGGTTGTGCAGGGACCGTGGGCAACACATGGGGACAGTCCCGAATCTACGACGCCTGACGGCGTCCGTAATTCCGGGACAGTCCCCTATGCCCGTTGCAAGACTCGCCCTGCCCTTGCAAAACGGCCTGATTTCCCGCATCGCAAGGCGATGCTTGCAAAAATCCATATCGCAAAAAAAGACCTGATGGTCTGCACTGCCTGTCCGTGGCTCTCGTATTCATATATAGAGCCGTGGGGATGCCCGCAGTGCGGCTCAAAAATAAGGCGACAGATCACGGAGCTTGATTACAGGGCATTTCTCAGGCGGCTGACAGGCAAGACGAGCTGCGCTGACATGAACAAATTTGAGCTCGAGTCTGTTCTCTTTGCATTGCGCAGCGCAGGCTTCGTTGACACTAAGAGGACGCACATAAGCAGGGCAGGTAACTATAACAAAAAGGGCATGGCAAAGAAGGCAGAGGAGAAAGCAAGGCTTGTGCTCGGCAGGCATTGGGAGGCAAGGCTCAACGGATGGATCAAAAAAGCATTCGGCGTGGACAGCGCGTATTTTCTCACGCCTAAACAATTAAGGGCGGTCTTCGGATTTCTGCATAAAGTAAAGCAGGAGACCGAGCCGTTTTAAGGAGGAGATATGAAAAAGTTTATCAGAGCAATAGGCTATATCGCAGTGATGATATTGCTGGCGCTTATCGGCTACAGCATAGGCAATTCGGATAAGTGCGGAGACTGGTATCAGTTTGGCATCGAGGATGTAAAAAAAGAGATGCGCGTCGCAGTTGAAGATGGCAGGCCGTTTATCTTCGGAGACCTCAAATTTATACCTCGCAAAGACGGCGCAGTCAATGCAGCCATTGCAGATGCTACAGATAAGACAAGGAGGATAAGGCAATGAAAGCGGTAATCAAACAAGGCATAGGCTGTCTGGATCAACAGCTTAATCCAAATGCTTTTTGGATTACATATTACGACGACAAAGGGCAAGAGTTGAGCATTAATGCAGTCAACGAGATAGAGATTGTTGAGCCGATTATCGGGAAAATCGCATGGAATAAGGAAGACTCATCAACGCAGAACAGAGTCGAGGACTACCGGCAAATTTCTGGCCGAGACTTTAAGGGGCATAAATAAAGCAAGAAAGGAGGATCAAAAGCGATGACGACAATGGCGGCAAAATTAAAAAGCAAAGGCACGGAGGTGATCAGAAATCTCACGCCTGAGATCAAGACGATCAAAGCGATTGCAAAAGAACAGGGAGGACATCCAATAAAGGCTTCGATGGCAAGCCTTTACGCTCCTATCCGTGAGCTCATGATCGGCGAGGCATATGCGGCAGCGGAGATGAAAAAGCTCCTCGATGTGTGCGTCAACGAAGCAGACAAGGAGCTGAAAGAGATCAAACGCAAAGAGCGAAAGGAGTTTCAGGAGATGAAAAAGAGGGCAAAAGATTTGCCCGGAAAGGAGGGAAAATAATCATGGGGACAGCGACAATGCACGATGAAGTGATTATCAAAAAAGGCAGAGAGACCTCTTCGCTGAATAGTCCCAAGCTCGCAGAGATCATCATGGCGGCGCAGAGGCTTAACATCGAGATGAAGGCTCTGGAGCCTGCGCTCAAAGAATATAAGGAGCAGATAGCTCTTGCGGCAAGGGACTACATTGACGCATCCGGCACGCTCACATTCATAGTGGACGGCGTTTACTGCCGGGTTACATTCGGCTATGAGTGCGTGATATTGGAAGAGAAAGTCTCCGAGGTCAGAAGGATCCTCGGCAACAGGTTTGAAGACTTGGTAAAGGTAAAGACCGTTTATAACGGCACAACGAAGCTTATAGACATGGCTGCTGACGGCGACAGCGGCAAGGCTCTGGCTGCATGTCTGACAGTCAAGGAGAAAACGCCAAGCATAAGATTTGATGAGGCGGCATAGCCGCTGGAAAATCAAAAGGAGGACAGGAGCATGAACAAGGCAGAGTTGATTGAGCAGGTGGCAGTAGGAGCGCATCTTACAAAGGCAGATGCAGGAAGGGCTATGGACATCGCAATCGAGAGCATTAAAGGGACTCTCAAAAAAGGCGAGGATGTCCGCATCCACGGCCTCGGCACATTCAAGGTCAAGGAGCGGGCAGCACGGAAGGGCCGCAATCCTAAGACCGGCGAGGAAGTGGATATACCGGCAAGCCGGAAGGTTTCCTTCTCGGCGGCGAAAGAGTTAAAGGAGGCGCTGTAAGAATGCATGAGAGGGCTGGAGTGAAGAACTCTGCGGTGGTTGGAAGGTCGAACAAGGCGAACTTAGCTGACGATGCCCTCGTAACATTGAAGAGGCGCACAGGCCTTGGAGTTTCTCCTGCGCGGTAAGGCCGAAACGCTCCGCCAAGAGCATGTCAAAAAGGGCGGGGCGTCTGAGCGTAAGGCGCTCACTGATGAGGCTATGAGAGAAAAAAATGCAGCAGGCGACTTTTAACTTTGATCTGACGAATGAGGAAGCGGCTGTGCTGAGGATCATCGAGCAGCGCAGAGGCAAGGGGAGCGCTATTTTGGGAAAGACAATAGAAAGCATCACCGGCATCGAATACGACAGGCTGCGGGCTGTGATCTCGCATCTGGTCAATGATCACGGCTATCTGATTGCAAGCAATTCTAAGGGCTATTATGTGCCGGTTACGGCTGATGAGATTAGCGAGGCGACAAAGAGCCTCCGGCATCGAGGCATATCAATCCTTGTCCGCGCAGCCCGTCTGCAAAAGACAAGCGTTGAGGAGATATTTAATCAAAGCAGGATGGAGTTTCAGGAACAGCCATGAAAAACTTTCTCCTTCAACTCGGCAAATACTTTGAGACCGTCATCAGCTACGGTGGTGATAAGCCGGTTATCAGGACTGACGACGAGCCTCTATGCTGCAAGCATGTCAAAAAGATGCATTACTGCACGGGGCCTGAATTAGGCATTGTCAGGCTCAATATAAACTATTGTTTTGTTTGCGGGAAGAAATTGGAGCGATGAATAATATCGGCGGCATAAGGCAGATGGAGCTTTTTGAGATCGAAGAGATCAGGAATGAGCTCAAGAAGGGGCCTGAGTTTTACACAATTCAGGAGGCTGCTGATATGCTGAAAGTTCACTACATCACTGTTTACCGCCTTGTGAATGTCGGCGACATCGCAGCCTCGATGGTGGCCGGATGCTGGAGGATCCCTTCAATTGCTTTGCAAAACTACCTCGAATCCCGGCATCCGTTCAATATGCCGGATGATTAAAAAAATCCTTCCTTTGTTTTAGCACATTTTACAGCCATCAGTAGCATCATCTGATACCCTCTGAGGTAAAAGCATCAAAGGAGGGCATTCAGATGAAACTGTTAGAAAAACTTTCCGAAGCAGCCTCATCGGTTAAAAGGGTACTGCCTGACAGCATAATACTTCTGATACTTGTAATAGCGCTATTGACAGGCTTTTACAAATTCCTGCCAAATCCGCTTCAAACGCTGATCTCAAAGATAATTCTCGTGAGCGCCGGATTTATTCATGCGCACATCACCCGGAAGATCGCATTTCCGTCTGTGAACTGGGATAGCTCAAGAGACAACGATATGAAAAAGCTGCTCGTGATCGCTCTGTATGTGATATTCATTTACGCTTACGCGCAGGGAGGGTAAAAAGTGAGGCTAATAATTCTGGCTGTTGCTCTGCTGCTCTGTTGCTCTGATGCGCTTGCACTACAGCGCTGCAAGCAATATGCTCATGATGTGAAGCGATTTCACAACTGGTATTTCGGCATAGACTTCCCTTTTGAATACTCGGTCGCTCAGCTTCACAAAGAAAGCCTTTGCAGGAATCACATCTTGAGTTCAGACGGCATCGGCTCCGAAGGTCCTGCACAGATCACCTTCCGGCTCTGGAAAAGTCAGTTGGAAGACGAGGGCATACATGAGGTCAAGACGATTTCGAATCACCTAAGAGCGCAGGCATATATCAATCGTGTCAGCTATAACAATGCAGCCTGCAAAAAGCTCTGGGTGATGTATCAGATATATAACGGCGGGACTCTTGTGAATGCTGAAATCTCAAGGGCAGGCGTATGCGACTGGAACAAGGCTTATAGAACTTGCAAAAGAAAAGATATTGTTTTCGGCAATGGGCAGAGGCGCAATGCCTGTGATATTAACTACGAGTATTCAAAGAAGATATATGAGATTGCAGAAGGCTACTATCGGGGACAGTCCCGAATCGGAGCCTGCCCCGTTAAATACGGGGGCTTCGCCCGTAATTCCGGGACAGTCCCCTCGAGGAAAAGCGGAGGTTATGAATACTGGTAACCGTATCACATGGGCAGAGTTTGTTGCGTGCAGCAAGAAGCACTCATGCCCTAACTGCGAAATTGGAGAGCCGGAAAAATGCCGGGATGAGTGCATGGAATGTTTTGCGGCTTATGTGGAGTGGACAGTGAGAGGAAGCGTTAAATGATATTGGAATCCCTTTCAAGCCTGAAGACTGTCGTATTTGTTTTGAAGAACTGGAAGCTTATTGTCTCGTCTCTTGCGGCTCTAACTGTCGGCTTCGGAGCCGCGTGGTTTATTCAGGGCGTGCGCGTTGACATGAAAGAAGCCGGGCTGCAGAAGAAAAAAGTTGAGATCACGGCTATTAAGAAAGACCTGTTGGATTGTCAGGATGCGAATAAGACGAATCAGGAGACGATAGGTAAACTGAAAGACGAAGTTGCGCAGGCGGACAGGCTTTGCGCTGCGCGGTTGAAAATCAACAGCCGCAAGGCGGGCAAGATCAGACAGATTGAGGAACTAAAGCCTTATGTGCCGCAGGCAGACATTAAAAAAGACGGAGGTAAAGATGAAAAAGCTAATAGCATTGTTACTGGTGATGCTCTGCTTAACGAGCTTGATGGCCTGTTCAACGAGCCAGCCGCAGGTGGTAAAGACGGAATACATAAAGCAACAGATACCGGAGCCGCCAGAGAGACCGCAGTATTATCCTGTCAGATGGCAGCCAGTGGACATACAGAAGCAGTAAGGCTCTATTGCCTCGATGCCGAGAATGTAAAGAACCTTCTCAAAAACAGAGAGCTTGACAAGGCATATTCTGACGAGATGAGGACGATACTGGAGGGACTGAGGTAAATGGACGGCATAGGCATTCTCAAGCTGATTGAGCAAGGAGGGGCTATAGCATTAATCGCATTTCTGGCTTTTTTGTTTTTCAGGCTTGAGAAGGCAATGACAAGGCTTCACGAAAGGATGGATTCAATACAAAGCGAGCTTGTCGAGAAATATGCGCAGAAGGGCGAGCTCTACAGCGATATTTCAGGCTGGCGTGGAGACTTAAGAATTTTAACCGACAAAGTGGATAAGCTGCGAGAGGACTTTTTTTATCTCAAGGGCAGGTATGATGAGCTTAAGGAGGAGTAATCATGCATCTTAAATCTTTGCGCGGCATGATGCTGGAATTTTTAAACAAAGTATATCCAAGCATGGTGCTTGAACTCGATGTTATAGGAGTTTTTTATAGGGACTACAGGGATAGTCATATTCGCAAAACCCTTTCATACCTTGTTGACAAAGGCTATGTTGAGGCTATAAAGAAGCCGCATCCTGTCAGGAGATATGAAGAGAATGTCTTTTACAAGATCACTCCCAAGGGCATTGACCTTCTTGACGGGACAGAGAACGACAACGGCATATTATTGGAGGAAAGGGAATAATGGGACAGCGATCAAAAATTGACATATACGGGCTTGTGGAGAGGATACTTGAGCTTTACAACAAAGAGCAAAAGACAATACATGAGATAGAACAGACACTCAAGGCAGAGGGCTATGACATAAGCCGCGAGAGCATCCGCAGGAAACTCAAGAGCACAAAGGATATAGCGGAACTGTATAAGAAATCGGTGCAAGAGGCTAAAGTGCTTGTTGATGCCGTCAGAGAGAATCCCAACACGGATGTCATCGAGGTTGCCACATCTTTGATAGCGCACAACATTATGAATTTCAGCAAAGAGGTGGACAGCATTAACTTTGACGACCCTTTGAAATTCATCGAGGCAGTAAGGAAACTGTCAGAAGCGCAGGTAAAGGTCTCGAAACTCAGGCTCGATTTTCAGAAGGGCTTTGAGGCTGCAAAGAGGGAGATCATGCAGGCTGTAGAAGCGGAATTAAGCAAGCATCCCGATTTAAAGCGCCGACTTGCAGAGATAATAGAGGGCATTAAGGCTGAAAAATGAGCATACTCAAGGAACTGGTCGGAGATATAGACAGGGAAAAGGAAAAGCGGCTTTCGAGGGCTAAGGCTGACTTTGCATTTTTTTGTTCATACTATCTCAAAGACGCTTTTCCGCTGCCGTTCGGCGAGTATCAGAAATCAGTTATTGACATAGTAAATAAGCAGGCCGTTGCGCCGCCGCATATAAAATCATTGAAGCGGTTTATTAAGACAGAGCATCACGGATATTTGAGACCGGTAAAGAAGCCCGGCGGTATCCTCGACATAGAGCCGAGGGATCACGGCAAATCCACGAGGATGAGCAAGGCATTTCCTCTATGGCTTGTCCTTACAAAGCAAAAGGTTTTCCCTGTGATAGCGGGCGCCTCAAAAGAAAAGGCCTGCGACTTTCTCGATTACATCAAATACGAGATAGAGAACAATGAGCGCATATATGAAGACTTCGGAGATATGAAGGGCCGCATCTGGAAGAAAAATAAGATCGTTCTCAGAAACGGCAATACCGTAGGAGCTGTCGGCGCCGGAGAGGCTATCAGAGGCATGGCGAGCCGCACTATGCGGCCCACGCATATAATCTGCGACGACCTTTTGAAAGATAAAGAGGTCAACAGCAAGACATCGAGAGAGAACCTTTACAAGTGGTTCAAGCGCGTCATTATGAACTTAGGGAAAGACTCTTTGATCGTCATAGTCAATACGATAATGCACCCGGACGATCTGCCGAGCCGCCTCCTCGGCGAGATCAAGGACGGTGCAAAGTTAAAGAACTGGGTAGGTCTCAGGTTCTCTGCTATTACGCCTGAAGGCAATCCGCTGTGGCCGCAGCGTTGGAGCCTTAAAGACATCGAAAAAAAGAGAATAGACTTAGGCTCTCATATATTCGCAACCGAATGGGAGAATGATCCGCTTCCTGATGAGGAGCGTAAATTCAGAAAAGAATGGTTTCAGGGGTATGAGACGCAGGACATAAGAAACACTAAGCTCAAGATCATTATGGCTGTGGACCCTGCCACAGGCAAGGCAACCGGAGACTACTCCGCAATCGTTGTTGCGGGCAGGGCGGAAAACGGCCAGATATATGTGCTCGATGCGGACGGCGAGAAAGTATCGGACATGAAGCTTATAGCCAGGATCATCGCCAAATATCGGGCATGGAAGCCATCGAAGATAGTCTTTGAGATACAGGCGTTTCAGGAGATATACAAGAATCAGCTTTTGCGTGAAGCCACCCGCGAAGGGCTTGTGCTGCCTGTAAAAGGCATTAAACAGACCGGCAATAAAGAGTTCCGGATCAGTAAGCTGTCGCCGCTGGTTGAAGCCGGAATAATAGTATTTCAGAAAGACCGGCAGAAGCTGCTTATTGAACAACTGGAGGAATTCCCGAAAGGTAATGACGACCTGCCGGATGCATTGGAGATGGCTGTATCGGAGTTGATTGTAGAGAAAAAGCCTGAGCCTTATGTGCAGGGGCTCGGCATAAAGCGGGAAAGCTCTCTTGTTTTGAGGAGGTATGGCAATGCCTGATGATAAAAAGACAGCAGATAAGAATGTTCTGGCAGCGGAGGTAATCAGTCCGTTTGCGGCAAAACTCGGCGCATTCACGGAACTCATGCCGAATCCTGATGAGCTCCTTCAGGATACGGGGCAGAACCTTGAGATATATGAAAAGATGAAGCTCGACGCCCGGATATCATCGTTGTTGGATATCAGGAAAGCCGATGTGCTGAATTATCCGTATTATCTCGTTCCGGGCGGCGAGACTCCTTTAGCGCAGGAAATATCAGATTTCGTAAGCAAGACAATTAAAGCTATGAACCTCTATCAGGAGATGAAGGAGCTCTTGTCCGCTCTCGATTTCGGCTTTTCTCTCTCAGAGATCATATGGTCATTGCAGGATGGCAAATGGAAGCCCGCCGCGCTTAAAAACAGGAAGGCGGAACGCTTTATGTTCAAGCCTGACGGAACGCCGGTGTTATTGAATCAGGGACAGAAGACGCCGCTCGATGAGCCGTATAAATACATCGTCCACACTCATAACTCAGGCGCGGAGAATCCTTACGGCAATGCGGTTCTGAAGCAGTGCTACTGGCCGTGGATGTTCAAAAAGGCAGGATGGAGGTTTTGGCTTACTGCCGCAGAAAAGTTCGGAGTTCCTACTGTGCTTGCTCTTTTTGAAACGGATGATGAAGATAAGGCCAGAGAGCGCGCAAAGATGCTTGCAGAGATGCTCTCCGGCATCCAGAGCGATGCGGCTGTGGCATTGGCAAATGTCAAAGAAGTAACTACGCTGGAGGTTAAGGGAGACCTATCGTCGTTCAAAACGCTCATAGAGGCTTGCGATGTGCAGATCTCTTATGCCATCACGGGCCAGTCGCTGGCAAGCGGTGAAGGGCAATACGGCACACGCTCACAGGCAGAAGTGCATGAGAAGATGGAAAAGACTCTTGCTGCCGGTGATGCAAAACAGCTTGCTTATACCCTCAATAAGACTCTGATAGCGTGGATCGTCGAGTTGAATTACGGCCCAGATGCGCCCAAGCCGATCCTCGAGTTTGATACGGATGATTATGCCTCTTGGGAGATAGTTAAGGATGCGATTGACAGGGGAGTGCCTATCTCACAGAGCGCGCTCTACACGAAATACAACATTCCGAAACCGGCGAATGATGCGGATGTATTCATCATCAGCCCGGAGTTTAGGAAGTCTGCAAGCTCAACGGCAGCGCAAAATAGCAGCGCAGCAGAGTTGAGCGACGGTTTTTTTTTGCGGACACGCCGGACTATCTAAGGCAGGAAATAGCAAAGGCAGAAGAGCTCGACAGGGTCGCAGGCAAGCTCCTGAATGACATCACAGACATTTTCGCTGATACCTTTATCACGGGGACAGTCCCGAATCTACGACGCCTTCCAGCGTCCGTAATTCCGGGACAGTCCCCTTTACAGGATAATGCTTTACAAGTTCCGGCGTCGAAGGAACTGGCAGAGAAGCTGAGAGACGCATTTATATTTTCATTCATGCTCGGCATGGATCACGCAGGCAGTGATATAGAATTATCAGACAACAGCGAGGATATAGAGCTTGATGCTTTTCCTGAGCCTGTGCCTTTTGAACAGGTTATGAACTTCCTGAAAGCCCGAATACCTATATCAAAAAAGGCTTATAAAGATTTGGAATCAAAGCTTCGATTCAGGGCATTCAGCGTGGCAAGGCTCGCGCAATACGATGCTATCGAGGCGATAAGGCAGCAGCTTATCAGGGCGCAGGACGAAGGGAAGACACTCGCTCAATTTTGGGAAGAAGCCGGAAAAGACGAGATTCTCAAAAAAGCGGGGTTTCACAAGTCTGACCCGTGGTACTGGGAGACGGTTTTTAGAACAAACATCCAGACTAACTATAACGCCGGTCGTTTGATGCAGTTCAGACAGAACCCTCCAAAGATGCTTGAGTTCGTAGGCATCGTGGATAGCCGTCAGTCCCTGATATGCAGACAGAGATCGGGAGTGCGAAGACCGGCAAAGGACTCATGGTGGTCTTCAAACTGGCCGCCGCTTCATTTCGCGTGCCGGTCAACTGTGCGCGGCATTGATGCTGCAGAGGCAAAGGTATTGGATCTGCCGGTTACGCCGTCAAAAGAATTGAAAAAGTTCGAGCCGGTGCAAAAGGGCTTCGGCGGAGATCCGCTTGAGACAGAGTCATTCTATCGCATGACCCCTGAGATGAAAAAGCGGGCAAGGCAATACGGCGTCGAGGACGAAATCAAAGAGGCTGCTAAAAAATTATCGGTGAATTATTAATTTATATTTTATCAGATTTTACAATGCCCGCCTTTGTTTCCTGATAGTCTACGCAGTAAAAGGAGGTGTAGTTTATGGCATTAAGGCTTCAACTCGCAAAGCCGGGGAAGTTTGGAATAGACGGAACCGTTGTTACAGAACAGGCTCTCAGTGATGCGGTAGAGACTTTTGAGTCCGAGGTCCCTGTAACGCTTGGACATCATCTTGCCGATTTTATGCCTGCGTTTGGATGGGTGAAATCGGTCGAGTATTCAGAGCCCGAGAAAATCCTTTACGGAGATGTAGAACTTTCGGATGTCTTAAAAGAGGCCTTTGAACAGGGACTCTATAAGAAGTGGTCTGTAGGTATTCATAAACGGGCATCTGACGGAAAACGGTTTCTTCATCATCTCGCATTCCTCGGCGCAGTGCCGCCAAAAATCAAGGATCTTAAAATCATGGACAGCAAAGTAATCAATATGTCCGATGTTCAGGAGACATGGACATTCCCTGATGAATCTAAACAAAAGGAGGTAAAGACTATGCCTGATGAACCAAAGGATGAAGGCAAGGACCTTGAGCTTGCCGACGCCAAAAAGAAGGCGAGCGATCTTGAGACAGCGCTCAGGAATGCAAAGAAGGATGCGCTCAAAAACGCGATTGCAGGGAAAGTCCCTGCTGCAAAGGCTGCTCTGGTAATGGAGCTTGCAGATCATCTCTCGCTCGATGAGACTATCGAGTTGAGCGATGATGCCGGCAAGAGGAAGGTGTCTGCATTCGATATCCTGAGCGAGATATTCGCCTTGATCCCGCTGCCGGTCAAACCCGGAAGTGTGGATATGGGCGATGCGCCGGATACGGGCGGCAGCTCGGTGGATGCCGCAGCGATGATAAAAAGCATGTAAGGAGGGAACAATATGGACGCAGTATTAGGGAAACAGACATTTATAGAGGTGCAGGTAATAAATCCGGCGCACCCTCCCCTGATAGTAACCGAGAAACTCAAGGCCAATCAGGGAGAGCTTGCAGCAGGGTTGATCCTTGCGGAGGACTCAAACGGCGACAAAGTACCGTATAAAAAAGATTACTCTCAGGTGATTGGCACTGGTAATGGTACCGCCACATCGTTCAGCGGCACGCTTACAGATAAACCTGTATGTCCTGGTAGCGTGACCGTTACAGCGGGCACTGTGACGCTCAGCGATGACGAAAACGGCAACCTCAAAGGTACAGGCGGCTCCGGATATGTGAACTATAAGACTGGCGATATCAATGTAACCTTCACCGCCGCACCTGCAAATGCAGTCAATGTTACGGCTGCCTATGCAAATAAGCCCGTAGGCGTGCTTACGCGGGGCGTTGACACGGCAAAGGACACGGCAGGCGAGGTGCTTTGTCATGGCGTAGTTGTTAAGTCAAATCTCAAGGTGGGCGCTGGCACTCCCGCCGACGCGGACCTCAAAAAACTTGAGCCCGCTATTTTTGCTTGGTAAGGAGGAAAAGCTATGGAAATAGATCTCAGAAAATATTTCACGCCGGCATCAGTGGCAAAGACGCTTGCCGCGCTGCCGCCGCTGAATACGCCTGTAATGGACTTGATCTACCCGGAGTCGGTGAGGACTAATCACCCTCTGCCGGTGATAGGAGTGGACGAGATCACAGCGGTAATCAAGAATGTCCCCGTAGTAAAGCGCGGATCTCCCGCTGTCTCGATAGACGGCGGAGGCGAGAGCATTACCTACATAGAGGCGCAGCCTGTTGATACCGAGACCTTTATTGACGCGGCATCTCTTAATAACCTCAAGCTCCTAAAAGAAGAGGGCATTCAACAGTATATCAATAACCGGATAGACCGGATGCGCAAGACAGTAAGGAAGACATCCGAGGCGCTGTCCGCGCAGTCTCTTACAGGGGCAATATCATATCCGATGAAGACAAAGAGCGGATGGGACTCCTATAACATCAGCTTCGGGGCCACTCTGGAGTTTGTTCTTGCCAAAACATGGGATACGGCAACTCTGGAAGAGATACTTTTGGACCTTATAAACATGAGCACTCTGGTCATAGAGCAGGGCTTCGGTTCAAAGGTCGAGTTTTTAGTCGGCAAGGATGTGTATGTAAAGGTCGCATCAAAGGTGCTGGCGCTTCAGGATTCCGGCACGGTTGCGGCAAGGATCATGCCTGACGGCATACAGGTAGCGTCATTTACGCTGAGGCTCTTTAACGGGACATATCAGAACCCGCAGACGGGGGCTTCCACTGCTGTTGTTAATGCCAAGAAGGTATGCGCCGTGGCAATAGACGCTCCGTTCAGCTTCTACTATCTGGCGATTGACGACATTGACGCGGGGCTTTTGCCGATGCCGTTCTATGCGTCCCCGGAGAAGAAGAAGAATCCATCAGGTATCGAGGTGGTAGGCAAGTCAAAACCGCTGCCTGTGCCTGTGCCAAAGGCTATATGCTGGGCGCAGATGCTGCCATAGTTTCGCAGGGGAGGGCAATCCCTCCCCTGCCTCTTTGGGCGCAGGGGCAAGCCCCTGAATCAAGGGAGGCAGAGAAAGGGGCTTTATAAAGGTTTATAAAGCCGTTTAAAGCGAAAAAAATGATAACCGTTGACTATCTGAAAACCCAAATCAAGGGATATAACTTCGAGACCCTCACCGGAGGGGATGACCCGGTAGCTGCCGAGTGCATCCGAAAGGCAGAGGTCTGGATAAGGGCAAAGCTCAGGAAATGCGGGGTAGAGCCTGACTTTACAGACGAAATAGACAAAGAGGCCCTGACCAAGCGGGCATTATACGAGCTTTACAGCTTTGCGGAAAATGAGGATATAGCAAAGGACAAAAAGCAGGACGCCTACGACCTGCTGAGGGCGAAATACGGAAACTGCATAGATAAAGACCTGTCGCAGCAGACAGGCGGACAGAAAACAGCAGGCGATCCTGTAGGGGCAGTAAAGGCCGGAACTGATAACTGGCAGGGGTTTAAGTAATGCTTTCAGTAAAGATCGACCAGAAAGACTTGCAGAGGCTCAGAGTGCTTATCAACGGCATTAAAGACGCTCGCGGACTGATGTCCGAGGTCGGGCAATACATGACATCTTCAACCCAGCGCAAGATCGAAAAAGGCATACAGCCTGAGAATGCCCCGCTTACAAGGGCATGGAAAAAAGGCGGATTAGCTTTGAGAGATACCGGCAAATATATGTCCTCCATCAACTACAAATCCGACAACAACAAGGCTGTTATCGGCACGAAGGCGATTCAGGGGCCGCTTATTCATCAGGGCGGGACAGTCAAGCCCAAAAAGGCAAAGAAGCTCTATATCCCTGCCGGATGGAAGGCGCGGCAGATGATGCGCAAGTTCGGATTGACTCCGGGCAAGTGCATCGAGGGCATGAAGCGGGCCGGATACAGCATATGGAAGTCAAAGAGCGGAAAGGCGATGATGGCCGCTTTGAAGGGAGCGAAAGGGAAAAAGGCAGAGCCGTTCGTTTTATTTATCTTGAAAGATCGCGTAACGATACCGGCAAGAAAACATTTTTTTATAGACAGCGTTGACAAACAGGTTATCACAGAGAAGGCGGTAACATGGCTAAAGAAGAAATAGCTGTTCTTGAAGCATTCAGAGATCACATCGCCAAGACAACGGGCGTAAAGGCTCTGCTTGAGCCTCAGCCGGTGAAGCTGCACGAGCCGCACTTGAGAATCATGGCGCCGACAGGATGGGATTGCAGGTTTGAGGACTGGACGACAAATGAGACTGCCAAGCTCTACACCGTGAAGCTCGATGCGCTTGTAACATTGACAGCCTACGGCGATGGGCCTGATGTCTATCTGGGCGAATGCTTAAATGCTTCGTTTAAGGTCAACCGTTATTTTCGCGATCCAGTTGGTATACCTATAGTCTCGCTTGTAAAAGGCGCATGGAAGGCATCCGGCGCCGGAAGTATAACAGTAACCGGCCAGAGGAAGCACGGAGGCCAGCACTTTAAAAACGAGGATGAGGCTAAAGGCGAAAAGCCGTATCTCTATGAGGAGAATTTTGAAGTGAGCATATATTTCCCGTATGCGGAATTGACTGAAAACCAATAAAGGAGGTTTTAAAAATGGCAAAGAAAAATCAGACAGAAGAAAAGGGGGCGGAGAGTCAGGAGCCGGAAGTTCAGGAGACAACTGAAAATTCCGAATCCAAAACCCAGATCTCTCAGCTCAGGTATGTCGGCAAGACGATCAAGCATTTTGACCACAACGGTAAGATGTATCAGATCATGCCTAACAGCGTATATCTGAATCTGCCCGCTGACGCAGAGCAGGTCAAGAGGCTGATCGAAAATAAAGAACTTGTTGAAGTCTAAGAAAGGAGGACTGAAAAATGGCATTTCAACACGGCGTATATATTCAGGAACTGGATACGAAGATTTTAGGAGTCAGGACATGCGACAGCGCATTGCCTTTTATTGTCGGCATTGCTCCGGTGCACAAACTCGCCGGTGATAAGCCGGTCAATTCGGCGAAGCTCATCTTCAACTACAAGGAGTTCGTAGAGACCTTCGGCGAAGTGCCCGCAGGGGAGGTCGAAGCGGGATACACGCTCTCTCAGTTTGCGAGGATATACTTTACGCTCTACGGAATGAGCCCGGCAATCTTCGTTAATGTATTTAATCCTTCCACGCATAAGACCGCTGTGGCGGCTGAGGCAAAGACTTTTACTACTGATACGATCACTCTCGCACATGTAGGGGTGATGAACGAAGTGGTGAAAAATGAAGGCGGTACGGTCACCTATGTGAAGGATACAGATTACACCATCGACTATGTAACGGGCGTGATCACAAGGAAGACGACCGGTGCTATTACTGCCGGTCAGGCGGTGAAGGTTAATTATGACTATGGCGATATCACCAAAGTCGTAGCAACGGATATCATCGGCGGCGTTGATGCAGGGACAGGCAAAAGGACAGGCCTTGAGCTGATAGATGAGGCCTTTACCAGCTTCGGCAAGGTGATCGGCACGGTGCTTGCTCCGGGGTTTTCATATTTGTCCAATGTAGGAAACGCTCTGATAGCAAAGGCCGAAAAAGTCAGCAGCCATTTCAAGGCAGAGGCATATATCGATGTGCCGCCCACAGTGGGAAAACCTGCTGATGCCCTTACATTTAAGGCGACCTTTGGGTCTCCTCATGTCGCTGTCTTCTGGCCGCAGGTCAAGTACGGAAGTGAGAGCCACTGGCTTTCAGCGCATGCCGCAGGGTTGACCGCAAAGGTGGACGAGAAGAACACAGGCGTGCCTTATGAATCTCCATCGAACAAAGAGCTGAGGATAGACGGACCCGCAAAGATACTTACTATACAGGAGGCGAACTATCTCAATGAGCAGGGCATTGCTACAGTGTTCCGCTTTGCGACCGGCTGGAAGCTCTGGGGCAACCGCACAGCGGCATTTCCGGAAAATACGGACATCAAGGATACCTTCATACCATGCAGAAGGATGGCAAACTGGATAGAGAACAATCTTGTGCTTTTGACATGGCAGAAGGTTGACGATCCGATGAACAAGAGGCTCATCGAGACGGTCGTAAGCACGGTGAATATCTGGCTCAATGGCCTTGTGGGAAGGAGCTTCCTTATCGGCGCCAAGGTGTATTTCAGGAAAGAGGACAATCCGCTCACTGATCTCGCAAACGGCATAATCAGATTCTACATCACCTATCTCGCCCCGCCGCCTGCAGAGACGACAGAGCACATCCTCGAAGTGGATGTGACATATTTCAATAATCTTTTCGGAGGTGAATAATGGCAGAGATACCGAATATCATCAATGACGCAAACATCTATGTTGACGGCGCTAACTGGCTCGGAAAGGCAGAGGTGGAGCTTCCGCCTGTAAAACACAAGACGCAGGGGTATCAGGCATTTGGAGTGGCAGGTGAGATTGACATCCCTGTTGTTGGCCATGTTGACAAGCTTGAGGGAACTATAAAGTTTAAGTCTATGACAAAAGATGCTGCAAAGGCGCTTTACAATCCCAAGATGGCGCCGCTCCTTGACGCAAGAGGGTCGGTCCAGAAATACGACCCTGCCACCGGCGAGATGAAGCAGTTCCCATGCAAATTTACGTTCAGGGCGTTTTTTACAGAACTGAAAGCGCCTGAGTTTAAGCAGGGGGCGGATTCAGGAGGAGAGGCGAAATTCGCAGCGCACTACATGAAGCTTGAGATAGACGGAGAGGAAGTGCTGGAGATAGACCAGTTCAACTACATCTACAAGGTAAACGGCGTTGATGTGCTTGCCGAGGTAAGGCAGCATCTGGGGACATAAAACATGACGGGAGGAGCAATGCCAGAACAGAAAAAAGAACAGGTAAAAATTACGCTGAAGCATCCCGTGCAGTTTGACGGCAGGGAAGTAAAAGAGCTCACGATGAGGAGGTCAAAAGTCAAAGATCAGCTTGCAGTCGAGAAAGAAAAGATAAGCGAGGCAGAAAGAGAAGTAAGGTTGTTTGCCCGTCTCTGCAATGTCCCGATGGAACTGATAGAGGAAATCGATCTTGCAGATTACAAGCAGATACAGAAGGAGTACGGGGATTTTTTGTCGTAATCGATGTGCGGGAAGCGGCGGCAAAAGTAGCTCATGCGTTGCATTTTGGACTGAATGAGATAAAGGAATTCGATATTGACGAACTCAAGCTCTGGCTTGACGAATCCGTAAAAATACTGAACGAGCTATATAAGCCGCCCACTCAATAATCAGAGATAAACCGGCAACCGCAAGGGAGGCTATAAAAAAGCCTCCCAGCAGGGTTGCAAGCAGTCCGATAATCACGGCATAGATAAATGAGGTTACAGTCATTGAAAAGGCTGTAATGACAATGAATGAAAGTAAAAAACTTATTATGAAAAAAATCTTCTCACGCATAAACATATTATAACACAAAAAAATGGACAAGGCATTCGTCATAGGCATGGTCATAGGCGCAACAGCGCAGGTAGGCTCTGCAATAGCAGGCATAGGGAAAGTGGGCTCTGCGCTGGAATCTTTGAAGCAGAAAAAGGTAAATCTTGGAGAGAAGCTTATAGGGCTTGAAAAGGCATCGCTAATGGCAGAGCAAAAAGTAACGCGCATAGGCTCGGCAATAGAAAAGCTCAATCAGCGGAAAATACTCCTTGAGCAGAATCTCGTCAAATTCCCGCATCAGGCAGATGTTATCACGCAGAAAATTAATCAGATAGGCTCTACAGTTGAAAGGCTCAATCAGAGAAAGCTTGTCCTCGGAGCAGAACTTGAAAAATCAAAGTCCTCTGCCGGTGCGCTCAATAAAGAACTGATAAAGGTCGGAGGCTCTATAGAGAAGATAGAGGGTTCCCTTGCCGGAGCCAAATCCCGCTCTGACATGAGAAAAGAGATACAGGGCAATGTCATCGGCCTTGTCGCAATGGGCGCAACACTGGCATCTCCAATAAAGAAGGCCATAGAGTTTGAGTCAGTAATGGCTGATGTGGCAAAGGTGGTTGACTTTACCGGAGAGGCTGAAAAGAAGCTCTTTGCAGGCAGGATACTCGAAAAGTCCAGGATAACGCCTGTATCTGCAACCGGACTCGGAGAGATAGCCGCTGCAGGCGGGCAGTTGGGCATAGCAAAGGATCAACTACTGGATTTCACGGATGTTGTGGCAAGGATGTCCACAGCATTTGATATGTCTGCTGGAGATGCTGGAGAGTCGATGGCAAAGATAATGAATATCTACGAGCTCAACGTCGAAAGAGCTGAGAAGCTTGGAGACGCTATAAACCAGCTCGGCAATACCTCTGCGGCGAGGGAGAGGGATATTGTCAATGTGCTTGCCCGTGTTGGCGGCACAGCAAGGGTATTCGGGCTGGCGGGCAAGTCTGCCGCTGCTTTGGGCTCTGCAATGCTGTCTCTGGGAAGGTCGCCTGAGGTTGCGGCCACAGGAATTAATGCAATGCTTATGAAGCTCAAAACAGCAGACAGGCAGGGGAAGGAGTTTCAGGCGGCACTCAATGCAATCGGGTATTCGGCAGAACAGTTAAAGGCAGATATAGAAAAGGATGCGGAGGGCGCATTGATCAAATTTCTTGAGAGACTGAAGGGCGTCAAAAAAGAGGAGCTTGCAGGAATACTGAGCGACCTCGTCGGAATGCAGTACAGCGATGATTTAGCCCTTCTGGTATCCGGTCTTGACCAGTATAAGAGGGCATTAAAAGAGACGCAGGATGAAACGAGATTTGCAGGGGCGATGCAAAAGGAGTTTGAAAACAGGGCAAAGACAACAGCAAATCAACTGCAACTTCTCAAAAACAATCTCACCGCATCGGCTATAAGCATAGGCAATGTGTTTTTGCCTGCCGTAAATTCCGTTGTTGGAGCCGTAACTCCTGTGCTTGGAGCGATGGGCAAGGTGGCAGAGAAATTTCCGACTATAACAAAAGTTGTCGGAGGTCTCGCAATCGGGTTCATAGGATTAAAGATAGCGTCAATGGGCGTCAGGTGGGGTTTTTCATGGATAGCGGACGGGGCAGGCATGGCATACAGGGCAATGACGATGCTCAGGCCTTCTGTGTTTATGGCAACTGTTGAGATGCACAGACAAAAGGCTGCCGCTATAGGCTCGGCAATAGCTATAAAAGCAAGGTCGGCAGCAGTGTGGACAGCCGGGTCTGCATTAAAGGCATATGCAATTGGCTCTACGCTTGTGGTAAGAGCTATGAGGGCAGTTACAATCGCATCCAGATTTATGGGCGCTGCAATTATATCAAATCCAATAGGGCTTGCTATTACGGCTCTGGCAGTAGGGGCGACCCTTATCATTATGAATTGGAGCAAGGTAAAGGCATTTTTAGGGACATTCTGGGAGGGCATAAAAACAATATGGAGCGCGGCAGTCGGATGGGTCGGAAGCGCAATTGACTGGCTTGGTCAGAAGTGGAAAACTGTGCTGAATGCATTTCTCTGGGTCAATCCAATCACAATGCCGATAATGGCGCTTAACAAGCTTGTCCAGTTTGTATCGAGCATAAATCTCTTTCAGGCAGGTCAGAAGATCATAGGCTCTCTCTGGGAGGGCATTGTATCAATGGCTGAAAAGCCGGTGGGCGCCGTAAAAAACATTGTTGGCAAGATGCGTAATCTCCTGCCGTTTTCGCCTGCAAAGGAAGGACCCTTCAGAGACCTCAATAAGGTGAATATTGGAGGGACTATCGCAGAGACGATAAAACCTGCGCCTGTGGTATCTGCTATGAGCAATGTAATGAGCAGCGCAAAGGCGGTTTTGCAGCCAATAGCGCAGCCCTCAGGTCTTATGCCAGCGATGGCGACAGGATATGGAGGTCCGGCAATGCCTGCAATACAGATTACTCAGCAATTTTATATTCAGGGCAGCCCTGATGATACAGCAATCAAGAAGATCGCTTCTCAGACATATACGGCGAGCGAGGATGCAATTATGCGTGTGATCGAGAAATACTTTACGAATAAGGCAAGGAAGGAGTGGTAATGAAGATAGGCGCTCTCGGAGACATAGCCTTTGAGTTTTCAGAGCGATATGCAAACAGTATTGACGAGTTGAAGCGCGGCCGCTCATGGAAATATGCAGAGCATGAGATCGTCAAAGGCAAATCCAAACTTCAGGGACTCGGCAGGCAGCTTGACACAGTCTCTTTCAGCGGAAGGTTTGTTGATTATTTCTGTTATCCACTCGATGAGATGCATAGGCTTGAGGCAGAAGCGGAAAAAGGCGAGCCTCTTGTTCTTGTGCTTGGCGATGAGACATTCGGAGAGTTCGTAATAGAGAGCATCTCTGAGACATGGAGAGATGTGGACGGAAGCGGCAATCCGCGCGTAATAGAGTTTGAAGTGTCTTTGAAGGAGTATAACTGATGAAATACAGGACAATTCAGAATGACAGGTGGGATCAGATTTCAATGAGGTTTTACGGCCACCCTGACTATTACAAAGAGGTTATAAAGGCAAATCCGTATCTCTCTGACGAGATAAAGAGGAGTCCCCTGCTTCCCGCAGGAGTCGAGCTTGAAATACCGGAGCTTGAAATAGAGCCTGTATATCCGGAGGAGCTGCCGCCGTGGAAAAGATAAGAGAGCCGCTATACAGCATTACATGGGCAGGCAGGGATGTGAGCAAGGATGTCTCGCCGTATCTGACTAATCTGACTTATACAGACCATTTGCACGGCAAAAGCGATGAGATACAGATGACATTTGAAGACAGAGATGACAGATGGAAGTCCTCATGGTATCCGACAAAAGGTGATGTAGTAAAAGTAAAAATAGGCATTAAAGAGGACTCCGAAAGATGGCTTAATGCCGGGACGTTTCAGATAGATGAGATTGAGTTCGGCGGACCGCCTGACGCAATCACCGTGAAGGGGCTTGCTACTTATATCACAGAGGCATACAGGCAGAAAAGGACTCATGCGTGGGAGAATGTGAATCTGTCAAAGGTTATCCTGGATATTGCAAGGCGCAATAAGTTAAAGCCACAGATCAAGATAAACCCAGACATTAAGCTGAAACGGATAGATCAGAAAGACGAAAACGACCTTGGTTTTGTAAGGGGCATTTGTGAGAAATATGGATACAATGTCAAGGTTGACTCTGAAAGGCTTATCTGTGTGAAGCCTGATGAACTGGAAGAGTCAGAGCCGGTGTATATCATCCGCAGAGGTAGGCATAACGTTATCTCTTACAGATTTTCAACAAAGACCTGCGAGATATATAAGGCGTGCGAAGTCAGATACTGGGATCCAGCGTCAAAGAAAGAGGTCAAGCATACAGAGACAGCAAAAAAGGCTGCGTCGGGAAGCGTGCTGAAAATTTCCGAAAGGTGCGAGAACAAGCAGCAGGCCATTGAGAGGGCAAAGGCGGAACTGAAGAAAAAGAATAAATGGGAGTGTGAATCGGAAATCACAGTGATGGGAGAGCCGTATCTTGCAGCAGGTGCAACCGTAATCGCCGAGGGCTTTGGAAGCCTTGACGGGCAGTATCTTATCGAGGAGGCTGTGCATTCGTTGAGCAAAGGAAGCGGATACACAACATCATGCAAGATCAGAAGCGTTGAAAGGCATGAGGAGATTTATAAAATGAAGGCTAAAAAACAAGGACAGTCGAGGCCTAAAGGATGGGCGTTGCAGGCATGATAAACGAGCTTGTAAGAGCAGGCATTGTTACTCAGCGGTATCCGGAGCGAGGCACGGTCAGGGTGCAGCTTGTTGATGTGGACGAACAGGTTTCGTATGAACTGCCGGTGATATACAGAAAGACCCTTAAAGACAAGGATTACTGGATGCCTGATGTCAATGAGCATGTGGTTTGCCTTTTCTCAGGGCAGGGACTTGAACAGGGCTTTGTGCTTGGTGCGATCTACAGCGATGCCGACAAAGTGCCTGTAAACAGCAATGATAAGTGGCATAAGGTCTTTGAGGATGGCACGGTGATTGAGTATGACAGGGCAGCGCACAAGTTTACTGTTGATGTGAAGGGTGATACAGAAATCAAGGTATCAGGCAATGCAAATATTACGGTCAACGGCAATACGACAGTAAGGACTGACGGGCATACGGATATAAGCTCAGGCAGCTGCATAAGCTTTAGCTGCGACAAGCACGGAGGAGGAACAATATGAAGCTGACAGTAAAGGGACTGAATATCAATGTAACGCAGGGCGAGGACGGGTTTATAACTATCACCTGCGATGGCCCGATTACGATAACGGCTCCGGAGATCAGTGTTGCGGGCAATTTGAATGTGAATGGTAATATCTATGCGACAGGCACAATTATTGACGATGGCGGCAATACAAATCATCACAGTCATTAGGAGCAAACATGCAGATCAAAATTGGAACTATAGGCTTAACAGTTGAAGGCATCGAGGACATTAATCAGGAGATAGGACTTATTCTCTCCACTCCGTTAGGCAGCATTCCTCATCTGCCGGAGTTCGGCAGTAGAATCCCTTATTATCTCGACAAGCCTCAGAATATAGCGCGGCCTTTGATAATAGCAGAGGCTTACAGGGGGATAAAGAAAAATTCAACGAGGTTTAAGCCGTCAAGCGTCAAGCTCATGAGCGCATCACCGACCGGAAAGATGGTGTTTAAAATTTCGGGCCTTCCGACCGACGCCCAGACAGACAAAGAAGTTATTCTCAATGTTTTAGCAGATTTTACAGGATGAGACAGGAGGAGATTGTAATATCTCAATATGATAGACCTGAAGACATTGCCTGAGCCTGAGTTTGTTACTGTTGATTGGAATCGGCAGTATGCAGAGCTCGTAAAATCTTACGAGCAGATAGTCGGAATTCCTTTATCGAAAGGCCAGGTAGAATCCTTGATTATTGCCACATTTGCCTATCGTGAAAACCTCATCCGTATTGCTATAAACGATACTGCAAAGCAGAATCTTTTAGCTTATGCGCGGGGCGAGATGCTGGATCACCTCGGCGTATTTCCGGGTGTAACGAGGCTTCCTGCGGCAGCGGCAATTACGACATTACGCTTTACTTTTGAGACTGCATTAACAGCGCCTCTGCTTATCCCGGCAGGCACAAGGGTAATGAGCAAGGACAATAAAGTCGTTTTTGCAACCTCAGAGGATGCTAATGCCGGCGCAGGCAGCGCATATATTGATGCAGGAGCATCATGCACAGAGACAGGCCAAACAGGGAACGGCTATCTCGCCGGAGAGATTAACCAGCTTATAGATCCTTTGCCATATGTGCAGAAAGTCGAAAATACGACTCTGACATACGGCGGCGCCGACATCGAGAGCGATGATCATCTGCGGATGCGGATACAGATCGCTCCTGAGTCTTTCAGCACGGCAGGGCCGGAAGGAGCATACGAATACTGGACGAAAACAGCGCATCAGGATATTGTTGATGCGGCTGTCTGGAGTCCGGAACCCGGAAAAGTAAAAGTTGCGCCTTTGCTGAAAAACGGCGGCATCCCCGATGCCGATATGCTTGCGCTTGTCTCGGAGACGCTGAATCACGAAAAACGCAGACCCTTGACCGACAGCGTAATCGTCGAGGCTCCTGTGATTGTAAATTACAGCATTGATGTTCAACTGTATATCTATAGCTCATCCTCGATGCTTTCGGATGTGATCCTTACAAAGGCGAAAGAAAGCCTCCAGAGCTATGCTGACTCTGTAAAAGAGCGGCTCGGAGTAGATATCGTTCCTGAGCAGATAGTGGGAATACTTCAGAAAATAGTCGGAGTATACAGGGCAGTGGTTGCGCAGCCTGCATATATTCAGCTTGCACAAAATGAAGTTGCAATTTGCACAGGCATAACCGTAGCAATTGCAGGGAGCGTAGATGGTTAAGACGAAAGAATTATTGTCTCCAAATCTGCAAGGCGATAAAAACCTTGAGGGGCTTTGCGCTGCGGCAGACAAGATATTCTCCATAGAGAATGAACTCAATAAACTTCTCGTATATATTATTGATGATGTGCCTGCCGAGGCGCTGCCTTATCTTGCATGGCAGTTTCATGTAGAAGGCTATGATCTCGCGCAGACAGATGAAGAAAAACGCAGCCTAATCAAAAAGTCCTTTGAGCTTCACCGGTACAAAGGCACACCGTGGGCGGTTAAGCAGGCTATAAAATCAGTTGGATATACTGATGCTGAAATTATTGAAGGCCTGCCGACAGTGAAATATGACGGCGCATACACATACTCGGGGTCTGAAGATTATATGGGCGGCGTCAGGTGGGCGCTCTTCAGGGTAATCCTCGATATTGGCGAGTCAAAAAGTCTGACAAAAACAGATATTGAAGGACTTGTCGCCTTAGTTAATGAATACAAAAATGCGAGGAGTCATCTTAGAGATATTGTATTTAAATGCACGGTTGAAGATCATTTTGATGCCTTAATTGATTCGCTTTCATCTCTTATCTCTATAGCATACGAAGATATAAAGCCATGGGGAATAAGATACGACGGCTCTATACAGCATAATCAGGCAGAGAGGCGCTGTTATGACGGCAGATTAAGGCATAACTCTCATGCACTCTATAATGAATGGCTCGCGCACGGCAAGTTATACGACAATGAGTGGGATATCATGTCGGCAATTGATATTGGCTCTGTGGCATCCGATGAAGTCAAGGCATCTCCACTTTATGACGGCAGATTTCAGTATTCAGGTTTTACATATGGCTCTGATGCGCCATTCGCAGTTGATGCTGCAATGCCGCTATCAATCACTAAGCACATCAGGCATGACAGCAGATACAACTATGGAGGCATCTATTATAATGGCGCATTTAAGCATGACTCCTCAAAGTCATACTTCGGAGGTATTTATTATAGCGGCAATATTAAAACGCAGGAGGCGCTCATATGAAGATTTTAGATATGGAAAAAGTAAAAGGCATATTCGAGTTGAGGGTTTTACGCGATGGACAGGTTATTGAGGAATACAGCGACAAGAACATGATCGTGAATGTAGCGAAAGATGCGTTAGCGAGGCTTATTGGAGGCGACGGGGCAGGGAAGACCATCACAAAAATAGGCTTTGGAACAAACGGCTCAGGCCCTACGCCTGATGATACGGCACTGACGGACGCGTTTACGAAACCTCTTTCAGGGCATACATACCCTCAGGCAGGGCATGTCAAGTTCACATGGAGCCTCGGTACCACAGAGGCAAACGGAATGAGTGTCAGAGAGTTTGGGCTTATATGTTCAGACAATACGATCTTCTCGAGAAAAACCAGAGGGCAAATTGAAAAGGCAAGCGATATAAGTCTCGATGGCTCGTGGACAATAATATTTTAAAAAGGAGGAGATAGACAATGGCAAACTTACCTGAAAGCCAAGCATTTGAGGCGGGGATATACCAGATCGAAACGACCGATCCGGTAGTTGGAGGAACTGACGGCATTTCAAATTTGCAGGCGAAACAGCTTGCGAATAGGACGAAATGGCTGAAAGCTATTGCAGACGAGGTAATCGCTGCAAGGGGCGGAAAAACAACTATCGGAGAGAGGGTTTCTCAGTATGACGCCTTTAGCCCTGACAACCAGTCCGATATAGTTGCAGGGATAATGTCTGCATTAGGGCTTGGAGGCGTTCTATCAAAAGAGATTGAAAACATCCGAAAGAGGGTTTTTGCTCAAGGGGTCGCCTATGTAAAAAACAAATATGTGATACAGGGATTTATACTGACAAAGTCAGACATTCGTGCGCTTCATTTGAGCCAAACCGGGACGGTCGGGACAGGAACGAACAAGGCAAAAATCAACGGTCAGAATATAAGCCTATCGGATGATGATTATCATGTCTCTGTTCCGACGAACTCTGAGTCGGTTGCAAAAACATATTATGCATATCTAAAAAAGCAGACAAACGGCTCTTATCGGGTTGATATCGCGGAAGAAGTTCCTTATGACGGACAGCTCCTATACACATTAAGCATCCCTGCGAATGACTCTGCTAATAATCTGAACAGTGTAACGCTCACAGATAATAGAGTCATTCAGGCTGATAGCGGATGGACAGTCAATTCAGAGCCGTATGTGTATGTTGCACTCCCGTATACCCTTCCGTCCGCTGATTATGGGGTGGATGTAGAGGTGGAGTCTGCAACGGATGTAACGGCAGTAGGCGCTGTGACTGTCTATGACAAAGCGACAAACGGGTTCAAGGTCAAAATATCAGGGAGCGCAGACAATATCAGGATGAGATGGACGCTCCTAAACATTAACTACACATAAGGAGGGACAATTATATGCTGATTAAAGAAATGACAGAGAGCAAAAAGATAGCTTATAGGCTTGAGGGCAATATCCTCTATCTTGGAGACAATAATGAGATAGAGATAAACCTCGACCAGAGGCAGAAGGATGTAGCGGTTGCTATAGATGTCTATTTTGATGCCGGCATGTTGAGCGAGGATTCAGGCAGACACTATGCTGCAAATATACTTATACCGCCGAGAAGGTATAAGGAAACACTGGTTAACAGCAAGGATATGCAGGGCAATGACATTGTCATCACTCAGAAAGAGCCTGTATCAGTAGATGTGGGCGCAGTTGCATTACAACTCTGGGGAATCCCGGAAAAAATAGAAGGAGGTATGTAAAATGGCTATAACAATATCAGTCCCTGATGCATTAAGGCAGTCGGTCGAGGCTGCCAGCGGTGGCAAAAACACAGTGCTTTATGACAGTAAAGGATATCCGAGCATTATGGTAAGGATACCAAAGTTCAATCTGCAGGATATCGATGCCTCTCTTGGCTCAGGCGTCCACCCGGCCTTCATCGTGAACGGAGTGGAGAAGTCCGAGATATTCATCGGAAAGTTTCAGGCAATAGTACACGATGGCAATGCATTGAGCCTGCCAGCGCAGGATCCCGCAAATAGTTACACCTTCGATCAGGCATTGGGTTACTGCAAGGCAAAAGGCGACGGCTGGCATCTGATGACCAACGCAGAATGGGCAGCCATTGCCCTGTGGTGCTGGAAAAACGGCTTTATGCCGAGAGGCAACAATAATGCCGTATGGGATGGATCGACATATAAAGACCCTAAAGACTACTCCGCAGCCTACGAGAGATCTGTGAAAGCCACGACTGGCACGGATGGAAGAAGTCTCACAGGCACAGGACCCGCAAGCTGGTGTCACGATAACAGCCTTTTCGGCATAGCGGATTTGAACGGCAATGTATGGGAATGGGTCGGAGGTATGAGACTCAATAATGGAGAGATCCAGATCCTTGAGAACAACAACGCTGCAGACAATACAAAGGATCAGAGCGCCTCATCAACCCTCTGGAAGGCGATACTGGCAAGCAATGGCTCTCTTGTTGCTCCCGGAACAATAGGCACGTGCAAATATGATTCGGTGAATGTAGGAACTACAGGTCAGGTAGGCGCTGCACAACTTGATGATGTAAGGGACAATTCCAATGCCCCGGCATCCGGAGACGATGGATACACGTATAACGCATTCCAGAGTCTTGCTGCTGACACAGGAATCACACCACCTGTAATACTAAAAGCACTCGCCCTTTTCCCGATTGCCACTACAGGACTGGGCGATGATGGCATGTGGGCAATGAACTATAACGAGCGGCTTCCCCTTCGCGGCGGCCACTGGGACAATACATCCAATGCGGGTGTGTTCGCGCTTTTTCTGTCTTATGCACGCTCAATCGTGTACCACAGTGTGGGGTTCCGGCCCGCCTGTGTCTTATGATCATCTGCTCTCTGAAATCTGTTAATCTGTTTTTTGGAGGCGGGCTAACGCCCGCCTCCGCGGGAAAATTTTTAAAGAAGGGGGTAGATATAATATAATGTCGGCATGGATAATCTGGTCATATATCAGAAAATTTATGATTTTACATTATATCTATTCCCTATTGTGGACAAGTTTCCGAATTTATTCTCTGCACGCATGTTAAGTCATGCGTGCTGGACATTGCAAGGGAGGTTATTAGAGCCAATAAAAGCAGGAATAAAAAGCCAATCCTGTATGACATTGATGTAAGGATAGAAGAACTGAAATTTTTGCTCAGGCTGGCTCATGATAGGAAATATCTATCTCATAAGAGTTACGAGCACAGCGGAAAGCTTGTAGCTGAGATAGGAAGACTGTTGGGAGGGTGGATTAAAAGTGTTTCAAATGTGGGTTAGGGACGTTCGCGGCGGCAACTGGGACAATACATCCAATGCGGGTGTGTTCGCGCTTAATCTGAATAATGCACGCTCAATCGTGAACAACAATGTGGGGTTCCGGCCCGCCTGTGCCTGTGTAATGTTTTTAGAGAGGATGTCTCTACTGAGCGCCTCCAGTGTCACAGACAGGTCTCTAATCCCTGTCGAAGGGCTTAATGCCCGGAGGCAAAAATTGCAGAGGCTTTGTGTGGTGAGTACGGGTTCCCCATAAAATCGCACAGGCCGCATAACTCGGTCGCTTAATAGCTCTTTAGAGAACTATTAAACCCGAAATCTCGAGATCGTAAAAACGGTCGGTTAGTTGGTAACTCCTCAGGGAGAGCTGCCAAGCCCATTAAAAACCGTTTTACGGTTTAAAGATTTCGGGTTTTTTGTTTAGGAGGCTGACCGATGGGCGAGAAAAAAGACGGTAAAGAGTGGAAAAGAATATTAGTGAAATGTCTGGAAGAGTTGGGCAAGGAAGGGATTATCCCGCAGGATGTGAAAACCCTGACTGGCAGGCTCATCCTTGATCTGAATATGAGTCAGGGAGGTATCACAGATTTAGATGTATCTGTGAAAAGGAAATTTAAGTGATTAGTGGTGATGCAATGCCAAAAACATATAATAGTCTCTTTGAAAAAATAGTAGATTTTGAAAATCTCTACGGCGCATATCTCAAGGCACGACGGTGCAAGCGCTACCGGAAAGAAGTTCTTATATTCTCCCGTAATATCGAGGAGGAGTTATTGACTCTTCAAAAAGAGATAAGCTCAGGCACCTATACGACTGGCCGGTATAGGAGATTTCTGGTATTTGAGCCAAAGAAACGGGAGATTTCAGCGCTACCGTTCAGGGACCGGGTGGTTCATCATGCAATCCACTCTATTATTGAACCTCTCTTTGAGAGACGGTTCATTTTCGATTCTTACGGCTGCCGTGTCGGGAAAGGCACTCATGCCGGATCTGCAAGGCTGGTGAACTTTTTGCGGAGGGCCCAGAGAGTATGGGGTGTCGTGT